CACTGGTCTCCCCATAGATCCGGACCAGGCCGGATCCACACCCACCACTATTGGGCGGGTGCCCACCTTAGCTTGATGCGACGTGCTAAGGGACGTCCAGAACGTTCCAAATGCTCGCTGGTGTCTGGCAACACACCAGACTCACGAAGAGTGAGTTCAGTCAAGCACTTGAACAGGGCACCATAGTCATCCAGTTTATCAACTGGTGACTTGGACACCTCTACGAATCCCCTGACGAAGGGGGCGTGGAGATGTTCATCCAGCTTGTACTCCTCGGGATTGATCCCGAGAAAGCTGAACCGCCCAAGGATCGGAGATCGTTCACCGACAACTGGCCAAGGAATAAGATTCCCCAACCAGTCATCGATGAATGCCGCACTTCTCCACATACCAGCCTTATAAAGCTGGTTACGCGTTGAAGTAAGGCTAATGATCGCCGATACGTCCTGCCGTGATGTAGGGAACATATGCCGGAGTCGAGTTATTGAAACATCGACACCGTCATAATATTCCTTACCACAAGACTCCCGGAATTTGCCAGTCCAGAAGCTCTTGCTGCGATTAACTCGAAACCCAAAAGTTTCGAGGCACGCAATCACGGAGGGCACGAATTCTACAGGGACGATGATATCATCCCCGTAGACACGCACCGTACCAGAAAAAGACTCAATGTCTTTTCTGGTAAGTGGTCGGTTAAGCGCATTTTCGATCCCCAAGAAAATGATCGTCAAAAAGACGATACTTTCGAAAGGAAAGCAAAGCGCTGAACCCATAGACGCGAACTTGGCAAGACGAATCGTCTTGCCTCGTACATCAGCCTTCCGTGACCTACAGGAGTCTACTCCACCCAACAGGTTGGGGAAGTTCTCCAGAAGGGCACGTACATGCTGATTCGAGACACGATCAGATGCTTCGCTCAAATCGAGCGTAGCAAGATCTTGTTTCCAAGATCCTTGGAGAGCCAATCGCTGATTAGGCGATTGGTCCTTCCAACTGATGAACTTCCCAGGGCCGTCAAGCCTGAAAAGTTCACGCTCAAAGCAATTGAGGATACCCTGCTGTATGAACATCATACAAGCAGGCTCAATGGCGATGATGCGAGGTGTCTTGAGCGTTTTAGGTACAGTAACGACCCTAACGGGTCGTTCCTGACCGGGTTCGAGGAGACGCAGTCCAGCGAGGAACTCGATATTATCGAGACTCCCGTTCGCCACGAGGTATTCCCAGTGAGGAAAATACCTCTCGAGGCGATGGGTCCATTCAGGCATGATCCACTTAGCATTGCTGCTAAGTCTTTCAGCTGTGGACCCAGGACCATGCGATGGAACAATACGACCATAGAAGATATCCTCATCTATGGCTTGGAAAGTATTGTTCCACAGCAAGCCACCTATGCGTTTAAACCTGGGCGTCATATCATGTACACCCAGGGACGCATCAGCGGCGCGTACATCCTTCTCACATTGAAGGTATCTATCAATCGCAGCATTCACTCGACCACTAGTGCAGTCGAGCGAAATCTTCGCGAACATCAGAGTGATCTGACGTATCGCGAAGATGGCTGGGATCGATGGATCCTCCAATAACCGACCACCCTTCCGCGCGAACACAAGCTCAAGGAAACCTCCAAATAAATGGGGGAGACCGCCTCTAAAATGGAAACCATTAAAGAGGTCGTGAGCTACATAGCCTCGGTCCAGACTTTTTTGGAAGTCCTCGCCGAAACTAGGTAAGGATATCGTTAAAAACGATATCCCTTCGTGTTCAACGCGCAACTGGATCTCTTTAAGATCCAGCCGGGTGCTTGTGCCGCATAGGTCCTCCATATCATGGAGGACCCTTTGCAAGAACAGCATTAGGCTTTTCATGCTTCCCCTTGTAAGAGGTGTAGCATCCTTAGCCACATGCTGCTGATCCTACCCGCTAACCAAGCGGGTCGTTCCCGAAGTTGGCGATACGTTTGCCAAAGAAGGAAACGAGCTTACCATTCACATGGTAATCTCGACAATCCTTACAATAGTAAACGCCTCTCTCGGCTAATTGCCGGAGAACCAACTTTTCAGCCGCAACTTGCCTCATTACGAGGGAAGTAGCGACATTTGAATCCTTCCCACTGAGGTTACCCAGAAATATCTGGGCTAGCCAGCCAAGAACCCCAATTATCTTGGAGTAAATGACTATAGTGGAGAGGACGAGAACGGTCAGTTCTCGCCGCCCATGAGCTGGGTTAGGCGAGCGTTCGTGGTGGCCGTCAGATAGGTTAGCAACCCAGCTGAATTGGTCACCATGTCCGCCGTTGTGTAACCCACGGTAGGCACATCGATAACAACGTAGGCACTCATTGAGTACCGGTTGTTAACGGTGGCCTCGAACGGGTCAGCCGCGATCTTGTTAAGATCGAGGCGGATGGTGCGCCTGGTGCGATTCCCATAGGAATGCGCAACAGACAGCTTGGTGAGACCATCAGAGGACTGGAAAGTCCCCTTGTTCTCACCAGAGCTGATTCGCGGAAGCGAAGCAGCACCTCCCACAATGGTAACTGACTGTGGATCAGCAAACGACATGGCACTGTCCTTGACTTGGTGGAACCCTCTACTGGATGTAGAGGGGTGGAGGTAGACGGGTTCAAGGTCTACCCCCCCAAGTTACGCAACTAATCATCGTTACGTAACTTGTTGGGGCTCCGAGTCATACCCAGAGCACCAAGGATCGACCACTGTCTGGCGGTAAAGCCAGACGGGTTGATCCCGAATCCGTAGGGCGTCGCCCGGAATCTCTCCTTACGTACAGTTCTGTACGTAGTAGAGGGGCAGATGGGATCTCTAGGCGCGGAATCATACCGCGTATAGAGCCCTCTCAACGTTACTTCATGCTCGATGGTCTGAGTGACCATCAAGTATCCGTAACGAAGGACGAGGCTATCTTTCTGGAAAGCAGTGAAATTCTTGATAGAATTTCCAATCTGCGACTTCCAGTCAAGAAGCCAGGACCATGGCGCTAACTGCCACAGGAGACTTGGAGTTAACTCCAAGCCAAGAAGGTGGTCAGCCTTCTTTTCAAACCCGTCCAACGCTCCAAGGATACCATCACGGTCTCCTGGAACGAAGTACTGGTAGGCTCCTGAGAACCAGACCTCGGTCTTAGTGACCTTGGTCTCTGTTAGCGCCGTATCAGTTCCCTTGTGGAAGATGAACAACGATTGGTTAGGTGCGCTAGCGAGCGCAAAACCTTTCGATGTATCAACTCCAGGGGGCGAGTACATACACCCAGAAATATTCGGGGACACAAATGTCCCTAAATTCTGAGTGACTCGCTCCACAGGGAATGTCATGCGTCTCCGGACGACACGTCCGGAATCCCGATAGTACTGCCTCAAGAGCTTGTTAGCATTCTTGAGAGCATGTACCGTGGACTTGAGGTCGCCGATAAAAGGCAACCAGTCAAATTGAATCGATAGGTGGCCATGCGATAAAGCTCGCATAGCATGCCACACCGAATCAATTGCCCCTATCCCAGCTTTTGGAATAGAAGGCAGTCCATCAGCCAAGAGCTCATAGAGCCCTTGACCACCGGATGACGCAGGGTTCGTTGGCGCCGTGCCAGCAATTGCGGCAGGGCCATACTTCGCCACCAGAGAAGATCCTGATGACGGAGTATACCATTGTGTGCCCGTTAAAAACGGAAGCACAACAATGGGACCAACGTAGGTCGTTCCGAACGATGTCGACAGTTGTACCTTCGGGTGTGAACACTCGATTTGGTAATCTGTCGAATCGAACGTATGACCATTGTCCCACTTGGAGAAAGAGGATTCGTCGATACTCTCAAGGTTCTTGAGAAATCGAGCTTCCCCAGCCACGAGTTGAGGCGCTGCATTAAAAGCGTCTTCAACAAGTGAGTCCTCAAGTGGGGCACCCCTACCAGTACGATAACTGGTAGTGACCTGATGCGGATATGGATTGTAGCCGCTCGGCACCGACCCAGGCTGTAAGTAAAAGAAATTACTTCCAGTCTGAGTCAGTGTGGGAAAAGCCGGACCGGTATTCCGGAACGACCAACCCATTTGAGTCCTAATGGATTTAGGATTCAAACGTTGCGAAGTTACATATCCACCCATGGTTCCTCCCTACGTGCTCTGACGACAGCTCTCTAGGACAATGAATTATAAGGTTTCCAGGCCTTATAACTCAGGGTGCCCTGTCGAACTGGGAAATCTGCCGTAAGGCAGATGGCACTTGCAGAGCACAAGCACCGGGGGCCCCGA